TATAAATGCTTTACTAGGAGTTAAACAGAATGTTAAACCTTCTACTTCTATTAACATAGCTAAAGGAATTGGAATGCTAGCCAGACGAAGTCCTTATGGAATAGCTGCTACTGCTGCTGCTTATGGAGGAAAGAAAGCTTATGATTACTTTACTGAGGATGAGCCAATAGAACCTACTCCCGGAAGAGAAGAGTATCTATCTACTCTTAATAATAAATTTACTGATGAAGACTTAGAAGAGTTTCTTAAGTATAGGAATCAATAGAGAAAGGTGACATTGGTGGGCGAGGTGGATGTCTTTCTTCTTCCTTGTCCTTTATAGTTTGCATACACCATCCTCACAATCATCTGGACCTGTAGTTATTATGTATTCATCTGACCTACCTGCTGTAGTAGTGATAGGTAATCTCCCTAAGTTAGCACAGGTAAACTGCTGTAGTAGATTCTCATCTGTTCTTAGTTCACATCTCTTGACATATCTAGTGTAGGCTTCTTCAAACTTCATACTTAGTACTGCTGCTCTCTCTGCGTAATCTTCTGCTAATCTTCTTATAATCTCTTGCCTACCGCTTTGTGTCATAACTCATCTCCATTTAATTCGATAACTACATAGTTATCTTCCATATCATCATCACCAAAACTTGTGGTGAATCCCCTGACATAGTCATAACTATCATCGGCTAACACTTCTTGCTCTACCAGCGCATCCATTAGGAATTTGTGTATAGGAAATGTATAGTTATCTATGTCTTTCTTTCTCTTTCCTTTAAAGAATAGAACATACTTAGGTGTAAGGCTTTTAAACTTAGGTAAAGCCTTTACCCATTCTTCTACTTCTTTGTGATAATCTTGCTTTACCTTATTCAGACTAAGGTAGTGCATGTTTCTATAGATGTTCATACTAAAGAGATTAGTACGCTTCTTTTCTCCCCTGCCTTTACTATAGGTTGGCAGCTTTATGATGGCTTTATATACCATACCTTACCCTCGCTATTGGTTACATGCTAAAGTACGCTGTAACCCCCTCTCATGCTCCTAAAAAAAGGGGTTCTCATGTAGACGAAACCCCCAGTCTTATCTTTCTAACCTACCCAACCAAGCACTAAAGCTACGATTACTATACCTAAAAATACTGTAAGTGATTTGTTAGCCAGTACTTGCTCTATCATCTCTTTCATGTCTACTCCTTGTCAAAGTAATTATAAACTTCAGCTACCTTAGGATAATTAACTACATCAACTAAGAACCTAGGTCCAGTTGAGTAGGCAAACACCTTCATGTTAGGGAAGCAATGCTGCTTAAACACGCAGTAGCTGCACTCCATAGCAAGCTTTGTGTTGCCTGACTTACCATCAGGTACTAACTCATAGCATTGCTCTGGTCTTTCATCTCTTTCCACTACTTCTTTGAGATGTTCTATCTGTATTTCAATAGGTTCATCATGCTCAAAGTTTTCAAAGTGAGTACACAAGTGACCGTTGGTTTTATCTATTACTAACCAACCACCTTCTTGTACACCAAGAGAAGCAGCATAACCACGCAGTTGGTCTACATAACCAAACGGGTCATCCCATCGTAAGCCTCCTTCTTTGAATTTCTTAAAGCCGAAGGGTGCTGCTGTTTTAACATCAATTAGTTTACCATCAATAACACAGTCCATGCTACCTTTTATTCCAGAAACTTCTGCTTCTGCTTGTTGATGTGTAACTTCATGTCCAGCTAATTTAACAAGAGCTAAGACTAACTCTTCTGTAGCATGTCCGTATAGAAACTTCATAAGGGTGCTAGGCTTCATTTGTTCTTGAGCCATACCTTTGTGTACATACCATAAGAATCTTTCCTTCCTGCCTATGTTAGACATGCGTAAGGTACGCTTATCTTCTCTAGGTTTAAGGACATTATCTCTGAGTAGTGACTTCATTGATTCACCGAAGTCATCTATTACTTTATCTACATCTACACCACTATCTGCTTTACTAGAAGACAGGACTTCATAGACATCATCTACTAATGTGTTAATACTTTTCATTTAATCTCCTCCAAGAGTGTTGTCTGCATTTCTAATTCGATTAGCTTTTCTAGATACCACCGTGCTTTTCTTAGGTCTTGTATCCCAGCTTTATCTTTGTAGCGACAAACATATTTTACTACATTACCTTCTATGAAAGTTAGTTTCTGGTCAGATATAAAATCTGTTACTTGTATCTTACCTTTCTGATAGTAAGATGGATTGATATCAGTTGTCATTAGTGTGTTTCCCTCCATGTTGTTCCAATCTTATAGTCACCATCCAAAGGACAGTTTAGTTTAAAGTCTTTACCTGCTCTGCGTACACAATTAACTGCTAAGTCACCGAAGAAGTCTGCTTGTTTTTCTGCTACTTCTACCTGCACCTCATCATGTATCTGCCCTACTAGCTTGTAGTCTATCTTGTATACCTGACTAAAATGGTCAAGTAATACAACAGCACGCTTCATAACAATAGCGCCTGCTGATTGTAGTAAAGTATTTAGAGCAGCATGTGGACTACGCACATGTAATACCCTACCATCTAGTCCGATAAGCGACCCAGTATCAGCAGACGAAGTAACTCTAGTTCGTAGTTTCTTAAGAGCTGGTGTGTTTTTGAGGAAATCCTGCTTAAGTCGTTTACCATCCTTAGCTGTTCCTCCGACAACGCTCCCGATTTTGCTATCACCTGCTCCGTATAGGAACGCATAGATGAATGTCTTTGCTTTATCTCTTGATTCAAGATTTGCAGCTCTTTGATTTGCTGTGTGTATGTCGCCATTGATTACCTCATTGGTGTAGTCTTCATCATTCATGTAGTGCGCAAGCATCCTGAGTTCCAAGCCTGACGCATCCATACCTACTAGGCAGTAACCATCTTCTACTGTAAACAATTCCCTACAGTCTTCACCATAAGGTGAGTGACTAGCAGGTACTTGTGCTAGGTTAGGACTTGAGTGTGTCATCCTACCTGTTACAGCACCGCAGGTATTTACCTTGCCATGTATTCTACCTGTTTCATCTACTGCATCTATCCATGCGCTGACTAATCCTAGTCGCTTCTGTAACATTAGGTACTTAGCTATGAGTTTACCTTCAGGTATTTCTATAGCATCGAGTATAGTTTCTGATACGATAGCTGTGCCTAGTTCTGTAAACTCTTTAGGTGTCCAACCAAAGTGCTGTAGGTATCTAGCTATCTGTTGTCTGCTGCCTAGGTTAAACTCAGGGTATGTATCATATCCCCATTCACAATCTTTATAGTAAGCACCTTTATCTAGTTGTGCTTGATACCTTTTAGATATAGTACCATCTTTGTTCTTGCATTTAAGACCGGGATGATTAAGTGGTATCCATACAGGTAGTGGTTTGAATACCTTGCGTACTTCATCTTCTGCTATGAACATCTCTTCTTTGATAGCAGCTAGTAGATGAGTAGCTTTGCGTAAGTCAAACTTCCAACCGTTCTGTGTTTGCTTGTGAGTTATCTGTGCTATCTTATGTTCCATCTCTAGTGCTACTTTAGACATACCTTTACCTGTCATTAGCTTATACAATTTAACAAGCACCTTAACATCCTGCTTACAATACTCACCCATCTCTTCTGTATACATAGACCAGTCATCATAATCACCTTTAGGGAAGTTCAATCTTGTACCCCAAGAAGCCAGAGAATGCCCTCCTTCCCTACTTGGATTGTCCAGACGACTCATCACTAAGGTATCTTCTACTTCACCCCACCATTCAAAGCCTAGGAGTTTACCTAGAACAGGCAGGTCAAAGCCTATGATGTTGTGTCCTACTAATACCTCAGCATTTATCTCGACTAACCAAGCAGGGAAATACTTAACTCTATCAGGTGTCCAGAACTCAGACACATCCTGCCCAATTACATGAGCAGCAATACAATGTATTCTACTAGGATTAAGTCCATCGGTTTCTATGTCAAATGCTACTTTCATTTCTTTTTCTTGGCAGCTTCTCTTGCTGCTTTTCTTCTTTCTTGTCTAGCGGATAGGTGCAGCTTACGCTTGGCTCCTCTCCTTCTCTGTGTAATTGCCTGTGATTTCCTCATGACAGTAACTCCTCTAAGTCTACAACTACTTCAGTTATCCTACCTGTTTCGTTGTCATAATGTAGGTGTCCAGTTTCTCCTGTTTCACCTGTGTATCTATTCTTAAGTATGCGCAGCTTAGTTACATTACGCATCCAGTCATCCTCGTGTTGTTGGTTACGCTCTAGTGCTATAACTATATTAGATAACTGTGCGATACCCTGACTACCACGCAAGTGTGTAAGTGATATCTCACCACCTTCTTCATGGGTAACACCTTGCTGTCTACTTAGATGAGAGATAACAAACAAACCTATGTTGGTTTCTACAACTACCTCACGGAGCTGTGTCATTAAAGCATCTATGTTCCTGCGTTCATCACCTTTGTAATCACCTGACATAACTAGGTTTAGGTGGTCCAGGATTATCCACTTGATGTTCTGTGCTTTAGCCATAAGCCTGATACGACTGACTATCTTTTCTACTGATAGTTCCTTGCCTTCATACAATGACAATGCTTCTTCACCATCATCTCGTTTGAATAGCTTATCGAATGCTGCGTTAGCTTCATGCTCTGGAAAGTTCTGCCTGACTTCATCTAGGTGATAAGGTGTAGACAATTCAATACCTACTAAGCCATCAATAGTACGCTCGGTAGTTTCTTCTAGATGTATGATACCTACCTTGTCTTTGGTAGTAGTAAGTAGGTGATGTTCTAGTTCTCTGATAACAGATGACTTACCCATACCTGTACCTGATGTCAAGGTAACTAGCTCGCCTAGTCTAAAGCCTTTGGTCTTTTGATTAAGACATACCCAAGGATACGGTACTGATTGTACAGCAGGTCTGCTTATCCAACTATCTCGTATCTCAGTAGCACCTACTATATCACTAGGCATGTAGGTCTTGGCTCGCCACCAACAGTTCTCTAGTTCTCTGACTAAGCCTGCTTGTAGCATGTCGCTGACATCTTTGTAACCATCTGGGTAAGACATTATCTTTACCTTGTCAGGACTGAATATCTCTAGTGCTTTGTCGATAGCTTCTTTACCTGCCTCGTCATTGTCAAAGGCTAGTACTATCTTCTCAAACGAATCAACAAACTCGAATGAATCTTTGAGTGACTTGACTACACTTTGCGCACCATTGCGTAGACTGACTGTCGCCCACTTGCCATTGAACACCTCGGCTAGTGACATACAATCTATCTCACCTTCTGTAATAGTTAGGTACTTACCTCCTGCATCCCATAGACATTCACCAAACAAGCCTACATCTTTAAAGCTGCCTGATATATGAAAGCCTTTAGTAGCTACATCACGGGTCTTCCATGCTGTAATCCTACATGACTTATCTGTAAATGGGTAGTGGTGTTTGATTATCTGACCGTTAGCTCCGTACTCTACCTTGACTTTGTACTTGGTAGCTATGTCTTTGGATATCTTCCTGTCAGATATGGCTGCGTGTACACCTTCGCTTGCTGCTTCTGTGTTCTTCTTGAACCTTGGTCTGTAGCTTGGTGTGCTTTTGCTGTCGTCTGGAAATACATGGTGTCCGCAGGCAAAGCAATGTGCTGCTCCATCTTGGTATACTATTAGGTTATCACCTTTGGTATCGCCACCTGCTTCTCTGCATTTCGGACAAGCTTCTCTATGGTCTTCCATATTATCCTCCTCTGATAATTGTAAGTGGTTACTTAGGGCAACCAATCCCACATACTTTGAGGAGGAGGGAGGCTAGGCATGTGAGCTAGCTACCTCTTCTCCTTTAGTTAGACTGGACTTGTATCATAGAACTGGTCGTCAGCTTCTTTCTGTCCTTCGTATCCTTGACCCATTTCTAATAGCAACACACGCTTGGCATATGGAACCATGCCTGCTGTTGGATGCTCTTTAGTTGTGAACTCTACTCTAACTGTAGAGCCACTAGGTATTTCATCATGCCAACGCTCGTTCCTTCCTGTGTAAACAGGTATATCATAACGACTAGTGAACTTTCTTATTGGCTCTCCCTCATATTCTTTAACCTTGACTCCTGCTTTGTCTAGTAAATCCGAGTTGAATTTATCCAGAGTTATCTGCAAAGAATACTTATCAGTTGATTGCCCTTGATAGGTATCGAACTGAGTAAGCGATGTGTTAAAGATAGTGGTTCCTTGTACTAACATATATACTCCTATGTTTTATTGATAATTAAACTGCCATTCTAGACTGGCTACACAATCAGCGTAACCAATCAGGTATATCTCTTTGTTAGCAGCTTCTTCTTTATTATGTAAGGTAAACTTTCTTACGGGTCTGTCATGTTTACAGTCAAGCCAGCCTTGCTTGTAATACTTAGGCTTGTCACTTAAATATTCAGTCTCATCCTCAATGCTTACCATTCCATAATTCGTCATTAGTGCAGCTTACCTTCAACATGTCCATCTATAAAGTTAATGCCTGCTCCTTCCATTTGATTGAAAGGTAATTGCTCTAAAGCAATAGTCAATAACTTCTCTGTTGAAAAAGCTTCTACTTTATCATAAGCTTCTTCTGCACTCTTACTAGGCACACCTAACATAATATCCATGTTGACTACTACATCATGTATCTTTTCTTTTGCCATTTAACACTCCTATTTTAACATAGTATTTAACTATAAAACTACCACTTGCCAAACAAAAGTTTAAATAGTTTAGGTGATAAGTCTTTATAAGTATCTTGAAAAGCAGTTTTGTCTGGATTGCGTGGTGTATGATTGCCACTCTTTTGACTAGGTCTAGATAGTTTATTGTAATCTCTAGTTTTCTTTAGTCTTAACCACAGAGCTTTTTGTCCTATCCCAGTCAAATCTTCTAGCTGCTTTATCGTTACTATTCTACCATCATCAAGAGTATAGTACTTGACTTTATTATTGCCTTTGTAATTAGCCATCTTCTTGAACGTCCTTCCTTATGGCTTCCCTTGGTTCCCTAGGTTTAGGAATCATGT